CAAAGAAAAGAGTCATTGCTGTTCCCAGTGTTAAGGTGGCGGTGGTAAAGTTCATCGTCCCTCCATAGGTCTAAATTATATAGTCATTATGTATCACTATGATACAAAAGTCGGTAACGGTAACTACAAATATAAAGAAAATGTTAGGAAATCAATAAAAAGGGAGGGTGGTCCCCTCCCATTCTGACAATTTCTATAGGTAATCCCTCCGATGGTGATGGTCTGGCACCACCTTACCTAATTCAATTGTCAATAGCCCATCCTCAAAAGTAACTGATCTAATCTCCGTGTCGTCGGAGAGTGTCCAACTGCGAGTGAAAGTTCTTTGAGCAATTCCTCGATGGGCATATCTAGTTTCGGATTCTTTATCAGGTCGTTGTCCCTCAACAAAGAGTTTTCCAAATTCTGTGTAGACATTTACCTCCTCCTTTTTAAATCCAGCTAAAGCAATTTCGAGACGAGACTCTACATTGTTAACCTGAATTAGATTGTATGGAGGGTAATTGTTTGTGGTTTCATGCAAGGTAAATAGGCGATCGAAATAATCGTCCATACCAATTGCGTTACGGGTGATCTTGTCCATTAGAGTACCAAGATCTGCCGCAGTGTATCGTGCGAGATTTGACATCTGTATTTCTCCTTATTAAAGCGAGAGTAAATTGTGAGGACCCTTTCGGCATCCACAACTAATTATAACACTTTCGCTTTAATTGAAGAGTGATGGTTACCCTACAAAATTATTCGGTTAACTGAATGGCGGACCCCAAATCCAGAAAACCAAAACCTTTCTTGTTCCAGAAAGTACGGGTGTTACCCTATGATAAGAGAAGGCCGGAAACATGCACATCATGCCTTTCTTCTTTGGTATTTGGATAAGTGGGTCAGAAAAAAGTTCTAATTGACCACCTTCATATTCGGAAGGATCACTGAGTTGAAGTACGACTGTCAATTTTCGAGAAGGCGATAAACCTTCATTGTAGTCGTGGTGCCAATCATACTTACCACCTTCATGACCATGATAGACCACATATTGAATACTACCTATCATAGAAAGATCAAATCTATAATAGTTAGAATTTAATTTGTGGGTTACGTCTGCCACAGTTTCAAACAACCAGGCAGTCTCATCTCCATTATTAATTGGTGAAACATAAGACTTTCGGTAGTCTTCAGAATATTCTACAGTTTCAGCATTATGAAGTTCTAGTTTCTCAGCATACTTAAGAATCCAATCCAACTGATCATCGGAGAAAACACCATCAGCATAAACAAAGGGTGATGTAGATCCCTGCGGTGGAGAGCAGGGAGGCATAATATACATCAGACTTCCGTTTTCTTTTTCTTGCCGATGTTATACTTAGTCTCCAGTGTCCAATCGCCCTTATCCTTGTAGGACAAGACTTTAATTTGATTCAGAGGAGCAACATCCGAAGTTCTTTCTGGAGAAACAATGGCAATCAATCCCCAGTCAGATAACAAATTGATAATTCTGTTTCTACGTTGAACATCATTCAAAGTCAAGTTTGCGTGCTTCCCATCTAACGCAAACAATTCTTTAAAGTGTACAATATAGTATCTGCCCTGTTTGTGCAGAATATGGCACGACTGATAAATCTTTTTCTCTTTTCGAGAGGCCACACCGATACGAGTGAGAGTTTCTCGTACTTTCAGGAAGTCATCTGGTTCGTTCAGAGTAACTTCTACCATTTGGTCAGGCGACCAAGTAACCTCGGGTTCTGCAAATGCAGTCATTTCTTCACACCTCCAACGTCAAGTCGATCTTTAATAAATTTAATTTGATCTTTATCTAAAATCTTCAAAGCCTGCATTGCTTTTTCATTACTATAACCATAGTATTGTTTTACAGCATCAAGGTCTTGAACTTTTTCCTTTCGTAGCCAAGGAGAGAATCTCTTCTTCTTCCTAATACTATTTAGATAAAAGTCATATTGTAGTTTGTTGTCTAGGTGTGGATTCTGGTTGATTTCGTTCGAAAACATGACAGTATCAACAAATCCAGAGAGGCACTTATTGATAATAAATGCTGGATACTTCTTCTCCCAAACAGGGTCCTGTTCGTCCATCAAATTATTTTTTTGGAAGTTGATGGAGTTGAGATAATCTTTCAGTTCGTAACTCATCGTATAATGTCGATACTCTCAGGGTTTCTATTCCAAGTCTCCAGTTCCGTGCGGAGACGGCCCTCAGACTTTAGGTTGTCATATCTATTACTGGCCTTTTTCTTCCACCAGTTAATCAAGTTCTCCATATGGAACTTTTCATAGTTCTGACCAGGGCGGAGAACTTCCTGTTCACCAAGAATGACTTCTCGCGCATTCTCAAATCCATAGTCAGACATGTAAAATCTTTTCTTCTCAGTCAGATTTTTTGCATTTACAATCGCAGTCTGGAACTCCGCAACCTTTTGAGAAGGTAAGCTTTTCTTGATTACTGCGATCATCTTTTGCTGTGTCTTCAACTTGCGACTCGATGCGTCTTCCTTGACTAGAGTCTTGTCGTTGTTCCTTGCTATGAACCATTTGTTTAGATCGTGGAAAATATCGTCGTGCAGAAGGGGCGTAAAATCACTGTCAGTGAGTCCCTTGTACCTCATGTAGGGTTTGAGTCCATCATACTGAGAGGAGGACTTTGTAGACCCGTATAGAGAGGTAGTCTCGAAGAGACAGATGTCTGCATCGTACTTACTATTTAACTTCTGTCTCGCCTCGTGTGAACAACACATTAAGGCAAGTAACTTACCTCCCAGATAATTGAATCCAAAAGGTTGAGTAGGCACAATAATGAATCCCATAATCGCATGACGATTGAACCTAGTCAGTTCAGGGACACTACCAAGCCACTCGTTACGAGGTTTAGAATTGATTGTTGGAGATCCAAATCTACAGAATCCAACGATCTTCTTTGTATTGGTCTCCTGCACAATCCACTTCAGTGACTTACCAGGAACTGAAGATTCGATTGCGTGAGAAGTTGTAATCTGAAGTCTCTCATTGAAAAACTCATTACTAAAGCTGCCTGATTCACCTGCGGCATAAACCTTGAAGTTCATGTCTTGTGGATGAATATCAAAGTCCGAGAACATGTCATCCTCAGGACCAAACCCAGGCAGACTAGGAGTCTGTTGAGAGATTCTGTCTAATTTTACATTACGAAGATATTCATCGATACGTCCCTTGTCAGAGAAGTAATCAATAAATTTTTGCGCTGCATATATTGCATCAGCTTCACATAAGTCCATAATCACAAAAGAGGTATACAGCCAAAATTGTGTGTAGGATCTTGATCAGGAGAACAGTTCTCCTCGGTTAGAATATCAAAGGCAACAGTGATACGAACACCATCATAATCTGAATTATTCACAACCCTGTGACTATTATGTCCAGGACCAAAATAGATATTTCCTACTTTGTTTTCGACTTTGAAACCATGTTCAAACTCGGTGCAAGTATCTTTGGGATCGATACTAACGTAACCATGCCATTTGGCATCATGGTTGTGCCAATCAAGCACATGATCTCGGGTTTGATAGTTTACCCAAGATTGCATCCATAACATCTGATCATCACCCAAGAGTTCTCTGATCAAAGTTCGGAGTGTCCCATATAATTTATACATGTGGACAGAGGGGGAAGTGGCGCCAAAAATATTATATTCGTGGTAATTCCCCGTAGTATTAATTATACCAAACTGAGTCAAGGCATCGTGAGAATGCGTAAGATGTTTGATAAATTCGGATTGATGTTCTTTGATGTAATCCCAGTTTACTAGGATATATTTTTCATCGGAGATCATACAATCAGTTTTTTCTTCTCGGGAGTCACTAGTTTAGACCCATAGATTTCATTATACCTCTTTTCCACTGCCTCGGCTACAGGAACTGTGTATACAATGAACCTACGATTCACCGTAATATCTGGCTGATCAGGATCAATTACAGTCGCCCACTGAGCGAATCCATAACTAGACCCACTAGGAATAACTACAAGACCATTACGCAGAGTAACAGTATCTTCGGTTTCTGATACCAGTTCAGCAACCACTTCTTCACCAGTAGTGATTCTGAAAAGTTTTACATCAATCATTTACTTCTACCTCTCCTACCAATTCAAGATCTTCAATTTGATCTGCAGAAACTTCATGAGGACCAACACGATACCAGTGTTTGCCATCCCAATCTCCCAGATACTCCATTTCATCACAGTGATTTTCACGCAACCAAGCCTGAAGGCGATGGTGCATCAGTTCGTCTCTACTAATCATTTGAATTCACACTCTACCATAAGTTCAGTTAACGCCGCGAGGAGGTTGATCTCCTGGTCGGCAACAAATGCTGCCTGATACTGATACTTAGCAACAACGAGGACAGCAGCAGCAACGGAAGGACCTTCCAAGGAATCAACCATAGCATCGTAAATACGACGCAGAAGTACAGTAGAATCGTTGTCCAGATTATTAACGACCCACTTTCTAACTTCAGGGAACTTCTTATCCTTGATATTTTTGATGACATCATTGATATTTACCTCAGAAAAACTCGCAAGGATTCCAGTATCAATTACTCCACCAACGGAATAACGTTGACATTCATTCAGAACACGGCGCCAATCGGGGAAATGTTTGTTGACTAGTTCGGCAAGAACTTTAGGATCCGATTCAATACTCTCCGCAGCCAGGATTTCTTGGAGACGCTTGAAGAACTGTGCTGCGATTGCAGGTTTGTTCTTCTTACTGATCCCAAAGTCAACAACGGAACAGCGGGAATGAAGGGGCTCAATGATTCGGTTCTTATAGTTGCAAGTAAAGATAAATCGGCAGTTGCGACTAAACTCCTCAATAGACGCCCGTAGGAGGAGTTGTACGTCGTTGGTTGTGTTATCTGCCTCATCAATGATGATGACTTTGTGTTTTGCAGTCGAATCAAGTGAGACGGTCGAAGCGAAGTTTTTCGCATTGTTTCGGACAGTATCGAGGAATCGACCTTCGTCAGATCCATTAATAACATAATAATCTACACCAAGTTGGTGGCACAGTGCCTTTGCGACAGTGGTCTTACCGATGCCAGGAGGACCAGACAACAGGAGGTTAGGGATCTCTCCCTTCTCTACAAAGTCAGCAAAAGTTTTTTTAGTTGCATCAGGAAGGATGCAATCTTCAATAGTTTTGGGTCGGTATTTTTCAACCCAAAGAAATTCATCACGCATAATCAGTTAGGTTTCTTCAATTCAAAGGATCCATCACCACGGTCAACCCATTCTAACTCATCATCCTCTTTCCATCCAGCCTCTTTTAGGAGATCATCTGGTAAGGTGATAAAGCAGTTGCCGTCTTCATCTTCTTCAACAGGAAGTGTCCAAGTCATTCTAACGGTCTAAAAAATTCATTACAAACAATATCAGTGGCATGTAGAACCATCTTCATATAGTCTACTGCCTTTTGGGGTTCTGTATGATCACCACAGGTGAAAACGTCACAGACGGCCATACCCTTTTCTGGCCAAGTATGAATACTAATATGAGATTCAGCAAGCATAGCAACACAGGTTACACCCTGAGGTTGAAACTTGTGTGAGTTAAGGGCAAGAAGAGTGGAGTTACATTGAACTGATGCATGATAAATTACATCTCTTATGTAACTTTCATCATCAGTGAGAACAGAACTACAACCCTTAAGGGTAAAAAGAATGTGTCTCATTAATCATAGCCAATCTGGTTTTCTGGATTCGTCACGAAGATAATTAGATGCAACCCAAGGTTTGGATGCGATATAACGCTTGTAAGCTGTAAAAGTGTCAATGCTTGTGTTATATTTAAACTCATCGGGCATTGCACGGGTAAATTTATCGGCCATACTATAACATGTTATCGACTTTCCTGTCATCCTGTGAAAGATTTGTTTTGCTTCGAATAGAGTCTTGGCACATGAGTGAACTTTATCATACCGATGATGATACTCTGTAGCCAAGGCACATCCATGTTGAATCAACCAAGCAGTGTTGTAATAGTTTGACGATGCCCACTTAGTGCATGGATGATTACGAAAGGCACCTTTTTTGGTGGCATAAGGTTCCCCATTGATTTTATGCAAGTCCCCCCAATTAAAATACCACTTGGAGTAAATGATGCTGAGCATCTGACAACTCTCAAGTGGCATCTTGACAACATGTTTGTCTGGGAGAACTTTTGCAGAAAGTCGGGGATTCCGATCAGTTACAAAAATGTTCATGGCAAGAACTGTTTCAAATAATCTATGCCCCAATCTAACGCGGTAGATGGGATATCGTCAATGTTTTTTTCTAAAAGTTTTTTTGCCTTAACAAGTCTTTCCTGACCAAGGGCACGAACAGTGGATGCAGACATACGAAAAAACTCTTGAAGATCTTCATCGTTTCCGTTTTTGAATCCGCTGACATAAAGATCCCTGGCTTCCCGAAGAACTTTTTCTGTTTCTGGTTCGAAAGTAATAGTCTCTTCCTTTAGAGGAATAGACATATTTTTCATGCAAGACATACTAAACTTCATTGCCCTGCGCGTATCATCAATGGGAAGGGCCCAGGATTTACCATCACGATATGCGTGTTGGATTACCCCATTGGCACATTCCATGACGCGAAGAACCGCGATCTTATCCTTCTCACTGTCGGATAAGTTTTGAAAGATAAGATCCCACTTGTTCATCAGTCTTCCCAGGTCAGGTCTGGTTCAAGGGCAATGTAGTAGGTCAGATCATACTCAGTAGATTTGAACTCGGAGAGGAGTTTGCGAGAGATCTTGACCTCATAGGTCCCAGGAATGATCTTGATATTCTCCACCTTGAAGTGCATGGAGAAGGTCTTGTCCGTCTTGCCTACGACCGTAGAGAACCCGTTAGAGGTGTCATTCTTACGATCATGGACCTGAAGGAGGATCTTACCATCCTTACCAATCACAGACCAATCATCAAGATGCGAGACTGCAGCAGCCTTACGCAGTTTGTCGAACTGAGAAGTCTTGAGAGTGAACTCAACATCAACCGAAGGAAGTGAAATAGACTTGTCAGGAGGAGTTACGATTACACTAGGATCAGCAAAGAATGCAATTGCCTCGTCACCATCTTCTTTAACCTTCACATATGAAGAAGAAGTAAAGTGGAACTCGGGTTCTCTAAACAAGTTGACTTGATTCAAGAACTGGGGGAGATCATAGATTGCAAAGTCCTGAGGAAAGTCCTCGTCAATGTTTGCCTCTGCAAGGATATTCTTCATCACAGAAATGGTACGGAGTTTAGTACCCTTCTTGAAAAGAATAGACTGGTTGATCGTAGAGAAGTTACGCAGCAGATTAATAGTACGATCAGAAAGTTTCATAGGAGTCCTTAGTTTCATTATCAAGCCCTGAGAAATGCCAGAGGAGAATACAATAGTGGATGGCTTTGGTAATGTCAAGTTTGGACTTACCACCCTTTTTACCAAATCGTGACAGATATTTGATTGCATTGGATCGACAGAATGCCTCTGCATCACCAATACTCTCAATCAGATCAAGAGTTTGGGTTTGAGATTCTTTAGAAGTATAGTGAGAACGATACGTCGAAGAAAGATAATCACGAACCTCTTTCATGATCCTATCTTCATTGTACTTCCAAAATCCATTCTTGGAAGTGGCTTCAAGATTCAAATCAATTTTGTTTACGTCGTCGGGAATTAAATCCATATGAAAATCATTAATGTAATTGTAGACACCAGAAAGATTAATGGTATCGGGGGAAGGAGCAGCGGGGTTCCCAGTCATACTAAAACCATCCTCGTGCCAAAATTCTTGACTAGGATGGTCGGCTGGATAATGAACATCACCGTGTCCATCTACGAAAGGACTGGAGCGATTAGGATCATTACGATCATAATCGTACCAGTATTTTGAGTGTTTGGTTTCGTCTTTCATGTAAAGTTCATCATAAAGTAAAGACCAAGAGTTAACCATAGGAGAAAAGGAAATCGTTTACAAGTGATTCGGCCTTTTCCTCACCAAATTGATTGGCAAGGTATCCACTAACTGGATCTAGTTTCCTCATGTACTTGTCAAAGTCAGAATAAGTTGAGGACATTTCAAGCCCACTAGGTTTCTTACATTCTAACATTTCCTTGTAGGCAGTCAAGTATTTCCTGAACATGTCAAGGTGATCATCAACCTCAGACATCGTACATTTAGCAACGTAGATGTTTTCCGAGAAATGATTTCCTGGTTCAAAAAACCTAAACGTACCATCTGCCTTAGGAAGATCGGGATGAGAGAACAGATAGTTCTCTACGGGATGTTGGAAGTCGAATACGATAATAACCTTCTTCTCAAAGAACCCCATCAGATCCATTCCGAAACAGGGTAGATTCTCACCCGTT